TGGAAAAGAGCGTATAACAGTGGAATAAATAAACAAGCAGGAGAGTTATTTTAATGGATGTAATAAATTGTAGAAATGTAAATGATGGTTTTGTCAAGGCTATGGATATGTTGTCTTTTGACCAACAGGATATAAGAGAAAGCAGAGCAGGTAACGTAATAGAACACGACGTACCAGTAGCTACCGTATATGAAAAACCTTATGAAAGAGTATTGTTTGAAGAAATAAGAGACGCTAACCCTTTCTTCCATTTTATGGAAGGGTTGTGGATGTTAGCTGGGCGTAATGATTTAGAGTTTGTTAAACAGTATAATCAGCGTATGAGTGAATATAGTGATGATGGTAAAACACTTCATGGTGCTTACGGTTGGAGATGGATAGATTATTTTGAAAAGACACCCGTTAATAAAATTAATCAGTTAGAAATAATTATAAGAAGATTAAAAGAAGACCCTACTGATAGAAGGTGTGTACTACAAATGTGGGATCCCGTACAAGACCTTGACCGTAAAGGTGTTGATGTACCTTGTAATACTACTATCTATTTTAAGGTACGTAATAATGAATTACTTATGACAGTTTGTTGTAGGTCTAATGATGCTATCTGGGGTACTTTCGGGGCTAATATAGTACACATGTCTATGTTACATGAGTATGTGGCTAGTGCTATAGACGTTAGCATAGGGGCATATACTCAAGTTAGTGATAGTTTTCATGCGTATACTAAAGTGTTTGAAGACATGCACAACCAATTAGAAGAAGCTGATGTGTTTGATTACTACTCTATGAAACACTTTGAAAACCCTTATGAAAATAGAGGTATTAATTACTACCCTATGGTTAACAGTAATAATATAGAAGACTGGAATAAAGACTTATATAAATTCTTAGAACGTAAACCTTTTGAAGATATAGAGTTTGATGATATCTTTTTTAGTCATGTAGCTGTACCTTTACAAGATGCATGGTTTTTACATAAGCAAGGAGAAACTGATGACGCTATGTCAGAGGTACAAAACTGTATAGCAACAGATTGGTCTACCGCAGGGTTTGACTGGCTGTTAAGGAGAGCTAAATGAGTGACAAAATATACCAATGGTCTTATAGTAGGTTAGCAACGTTTGAAAGTTGTCCTAAAAAAGCACATTTTGCTTATGTAAAACGTATTAAAGAGCCTGGAAATAAAGCTATGGACCGAGGTAAGGACATTCACACTATGTGTGAAGACTATATAAGAGGTAGGTTTGAAACTATACCTAAGGAATTAGCTGATTTTGAGGAAGCTTTTGACGTATTAAAAGAACTGCACCTTAAAGGGTACGTAACCTGTGAGGGTGATTGGGCTTTTGATAAAGACTGGAAACAAGCACCATGGTTTGGTGATACTACATGGGGTAGGGCTAAAGTTGATTCTTTTGTACATATAGATGGCACAGATACCGCTAGAGTTATAGATTTTAAAACTGGAAGATATGACGGTAATCAGGAGACACACAGAGAACAGTGTGAGTTATATGGAGCGGTAGTATTAGAACGTATGCCTGAAATAAAAACTATAACTACTGAACTGTGGTACTTAGACCATGGTAAAATAGACAGGTATGAATACAGTGCTGAGAATATAGTTCATAAACAAAAGAAACTAAATGACCGTGCTATAGCTATGACCGAGGCTACAGAGTTCCCAGCTAAACCTAGTACATTCGGTTGTAAGTGGTGTTATTTTGGTAAGGAGAAAATGTGTAATGACAGATATGAATAATCTATTTAACATGATACGTGGTGGAGCTATTAAGCGTTATCACACCCTAGAAACTATAGGTGAGCAGTCGGTGGCTTCTCACTCATGGGGCGTGGCTATGATACTACAGTATCTAGAACCTAACGTAAGTAAGGAAGCTATACTAAGAGCGTTAACTCATGACGTAGCTGAATTATTTACTGGTGATATTCCTGCTCCTGTTAAGTGGGCTAACCCTGATTTAGTAAAGGTGTTAAAAAGAATAGAAGATAAATACGAAAACGATATAGGTATAGGTTATCAATTAAAACCTGAGGAGGTTAAGTTAGGTAAACAAGCTGATATGTTTGAGTTGTTAGTATTCTGTGTACGTCAAAGACGTTTAGGCAATACTAATATGAATGAAGTTTTTAGCAACGGTGTTGAGTACCTAGCTGATAACGATTTAAATAAAAGAGGTAAACAATTACTTGGGTACCTCACTAAAATATATGGAGGTATATAATGGAAGGTAGTGATTTTAATTTTATAGATTTATTAGCTAATGGTGACGTTACGGCTTTAGAGGAGGCTCAAAAAAGTTATGGTGATAGTTGGCGTAAACGTGGTGGGGTAGGCGCATTTATGATGTTAGCCCGTAAATGGGATAGGATAGAGAATCAGGTAGGTAGTAATAATTATGACGTATTTAAAACTATCAAAGATGACCTAAGTGATACAGGCATACTAGATGACATACGTGATTTACGTAGATATTTATTATTAGTTGAGGCACACATAACTGATAAACCGTATAAAGATGACACAGAGTATTTTGGGCAATGAAGAGAGGTATAACATTTAGTGCTTTTGATTTATTTCATGCTGGGCATGTGGCTATGTTATCAGAAGCTAAAGGTGAGTGTGATTATTTAATAGCCTGTATACACGCTGACCCCAATAAAGAAAACTCAAATAAAAATAAACCTATACAAAGTTTATTAGAACGCCAGATTCAGGTAAACGCTTGTAGGTACGTTGATGAAACTATAGTTTATGAAAGTGAAGAAGATGTACGTAATATATTAAGGACTATACCTTGGGACGTAAGAATCATAGGTGAAGAATACATGAATAAACATTTTACAGGTAAGAAAGAATTTGATTTACCTAGTAAAGAAGTCTACTATAACTACAGACAACATACGTTTAGTAGTAGCGAATTAAGAGAAAGGATACAATGCAAGAAAGACAAGTAAGTTTGTTTACGCCTAAGGTGGACTGGACACCACCAAGTAGTTTACCCGAGCTGAGTGGATACAGTGAGGTAGCTATAGATCTAGAGACATACGACCCACTATTGATGTCTCATGGTCCATCTTGGGCTTTCCCTGATACGGGATATATTACTGGTATAGGAGTAGCGACTAAAGACTTTAGTATGTACTTTCCTATACAACATGAAGGTGGTGGCAACTTAGATAAAGGGTTAGTATTACGTTGGTTTACTAAACAGATGGCGTACGAAAACGATAAAGTATTTCATAATTCTTTATACGATATGGGTTGGTTAAAACGTTATGGGGTTAAGGTGAACGGTAAAATACAAGACACTATGTTCGCAGCACCTTTAATAGATGAGAATCAATACAGCTACTCACTTAATAATTTAGGTGAAAAATATTGCGGAGAAACTAAAGATGAAACTTTACTTATTGAAGCAGCAGAGGCTTATGGGTTAAACCCTAAAAGTGAGATGTATAAACTACCCGCTAAATATGTTGGTCCATACGGCGAGCAAGATGCAGAGTTAACATTAAAACTATGGCAGGTATTTAAAGAATTAATTAAGCTAGAAAACGTAGGTAAAATCTATGACCTAGAAACTTCACTAATACCCATACTTTTAGATATGAGATATAAAGGCGTACCCGTAGATTTAGATGTAGCTGAAAAGGTAAGTAAACGATTAAAGAAAGAAGAAGACTCAATATTAAACGCTATCCATAAAGAGTTCGGCACTAAACCAGATTTATGGGCAGCACAGTCAGTAGCTACCGTATTTGATAGAGCTGGGTTAAGTTATCCACGCACACCTAAAACTAACGCTCCTTCTTTTTCAGGTGATTGGTTAGAAAACCACGACCATAAATTAGCTAATAATATAGTAAGAGCACGTAAATTAAACAAAGCTAGAACTACCTTTATTGATAAAATGATATTAGAGCATAACGTAAACGGTAGAATACACGGGGAACTTCATCCATTACGTAGTGACCGTGGAGGTACAGTAACAGGCAGATTCAGTAGTAGTAATCCTAACCTACAACAAGTACCAGCCCGTAACGAAGACATTGGTCCACTTATACGTAGTATCTTTGTACCAGAAAAAGACCACTACTGGGGTGTGTTCGATTACTCTCAGCAAGAACCTAGATTAACAGTACACTATGCCTCAGCTACTGAGCAAGAGGGTGCAGAAGAAGCAGTAGATGCTTACCGTAATAAAGACGCAGACTTTCATCAGGTTGTGGCAGACATGGCTAACATAAGTCGTAAAGAAGCTAAAATAATTAACTTAGGTCTTAGTTATGGTATGGGTAAAGAAAAGCTGGTTAAACAACTAGACTTATCTATGCAAGAAGCAGAAATATTATTTGATACGTATCATAAAAGAGTACCTTTTATCAAAGGTTTAAGAGATCAGTGTGCTAGGCTAGGAGCTAACCGTGGATATATCACTACTATCGCTGGTCGTAAGTGTAGGTTTAATTTATATGAGCCTAAGAATGATAGAAAACCACCTTACCCTTATGAAAAAGCTGTTACCGAATATGGTAGTCAGGTTAAAAGAGCCTACACCTATAAAGCTATGAACAGACTTATACAAGGTTCAGCAGCAGATATGACTAAACAAGCTATGGTAGAGTTATACAAAGAAGGTATACTCCCACACACTCAAGTACATGATGAGTTAGACATCTCAGTAACTGACCCAGATCAGTGTGAGATTATAATAAAAATCATGGCAGAATGCACACCTTTATGTGTTCCCAATAAAGTTGATGCGGAGATAGGTAAAAACTGGGGAGAAGCAACGGTTCATTATAAGGAGTTTTTTAATGACTAAACGTACAGAAAAAGATACTATGTATTCAAATATATACTCACACTACTGGAAAGAAGCCATGACCCTAGAAGAAATAGGAATCAAATATGGGATTACTAAAGCACGTGTGTGGCAGATAATAAGATTTAATCAATTAGGTAACGGAGATTACTACACTGGTTATAAAGCATACATGGATAAAAAATCTGAAATAGATAACACACCTGAACTAACCACTAAACAAAGAATTACTCAGTTAAGAGAATGGTTAGATATTCAAAACATTAGACTTATAAAAGGTAAATACGATTCTTCAACCGTTGGTAAATGATCATTTTGAATATCCTTTTAATCACTAGTGACTTATAGTTTAATAAAGGTAGTTAGCTAATACAGGCTAACATAACAACCTTTAAGGAGGTACTATTATGGCAGCAGCCGTTGAAACTATGGCTTATGCAGGGGAAGTTCCCTGGCATGGGCTAGGTGTTAAAGTTGATAATAACCTAACACCAGACGAAATGTTAGTACAAGCTGGACTTGATTGGACAGTAAGTAAGCGTGAAATATTTACATATGATAACGCTGACCCTGATAAGTCTAAAGACTTAATCATGGCACCTAACCACTCACTATTAGTACGTGATAGTGATAACCAAGTATTTGGACCATGTGGACCAAAGTTTATACCAACCCAAAACCGTGACGCTTTTACGTTCTTTAAAAAGTTTACCGACGCTGGTAATATGACTATGGAAACTGCGGGGTCATTAAAAGACGGTCGTCAAATATGGGGTATGGCTAAAGTAGATGAAAGCTTTACGCTACCAGGAGACGATAGAGTATTAGGTAATTTACTTGTGTCTGTGAGTCATGAGTGGGGTAAGTCTAATGAAATTAGATTCACACCTATTAGGGTAGTTTGTAATAATACACTAAGTATGGCTTTAGCTGATAAAACTCAGCCACATTTTAAAATGGCACATACTAAAGCTTTTGACGGTGACTT